AAAGTAAGATGGATGCCCTATGGAAAAAGATACTTGACCTAAAGATGAAAGGTGGAAGTGCTGAGGAGATACGGACTCTTCAGCAGATGGCTGACAAGCAGTTAGTAGATACATTGCAGGTAGCGATGGCAGACAATAGCTTCGCTAAGTTTGTGGTTGGCTCACACATAGAGCCAATAGATGACACATCATTCTACGATGTATCAAAGCTACACGACAAGGCAGTTGATGTCATCATATACCAAGACAAGTATTACATCGAGATACTTAGCAATGGCTACTATCTATACCGACCATCGGGCAAGGGATTTGGCAAGCGTTCAAAGAACTTAGAGACCATCGAGAGATATATACACAAGAAAGCATATGAATAGAAGACAGACATCAATTGATTGCTACAATGCAATAAAAGAAAACGGGTTGTTATCTAAAAGAAGAATGGAGGTTTACGAAATTCTATTTAGATACGGAGATATGACTGCAAACGAAATAGTTAGGAAATCAAAGGCTCACTATCCACACACAAATCCTTCTTCTTTTAACGCAAGGCTATCAGAATTAAAAAAATATGGGGTAATCATAGAGGTGGGAGAGAAGAAAGATATTGTTAGCAATAATAATTGTTATATATGGGGACTAACAGATAGGATACCTAAAGATATAAAGATATCGAGAAGCACAAAGAAATCAAGAGTGAATGACGCTTTAAATTCTTTAAGACAATTATATAAAACCAAGACAATAGCAACGGATGAGGATTGGAAATCAGTTTATGATTTGATTAAACGTATATAGTTTATACACAAGAAAATAAATTAGGAATTGTAGAATGTTTAAACTAAATTTGTACCAATGGAAAATAAAATAGTATTGCACTACGCAAAAAAAGGAGAGGATGTTAAGAAGATAGACATCCAACGAAAAGAGTTAGCCGAAGAGGTTGACAGATTATGTTTTGGTGATGACCCATCAAGTGACAAGGTTTATTTATTTATAGCCCACGATGCAGACTACTTTTTGTTTGTAACTAAAAGCTACATAGAGATAGAAGAACTAATCAAGTCACACAAAAGACTAATCGTACCCGAAAAGTTTCTTATTCAAGAGTACGATAGCTTTGAGGCAGCATACAAGACAGCAATAGAAATGAAAAAATAATGAAATCAACAGAAGAATTAATCAAAGAAGTAGGACGAGAGGTAGTGATGCTACTAATCGAAAAGAACAAGGCGTATGGCGACACGGCTAATCAACCACCACAAATATTCTCAAAGCTATCTCCGATAGAGGCAATCCTCTCACGGATAGATGACAAGCTAAGTAGAATAAAGACGGTTGGATTAAACGACAAGACGGAGGACACGGTTCTCGACTTGATAGGATACCTAATGCTATACAGAGTTCAGTTAGAAAAATTAAAATTAAAATCAAAGAAATAAAATTATGGGAAAATCAAAAGAATTATTTAATCAAATGCAAGAAGAGATGATGTATCAGTACACAGATGATGACTACAGATACGAGGAGTGGAGACGCAACAACAGAGAGAGACTAAGCTACGAAGAGACAGAGGTGGTATCAATCACGTTCGACAAGGACAAGGCATTGAACACTATCCTATCATCTATCAGCACTATAGTAAAGGACTACGAGAAGAAGAGAAAATGAAGATAGATATAGCTAAAGAGTTTAAATCACAAGACGAAGTCAATATTATAAACTTTAGTGGAGGTAGGACTTCTGCATATATGGCTAAAAGATTAATCGATGAGGGATTAGAAAACTACATTGTTGCATTTGAGAATACGGGAAAGGAAATGAAACAAACCCTTGATTTCATTAATGAGTGTGATAATCGTTGGAATCTTAATATGGTTTGGTTGGAGTATCGTTATGGAAATAATTTTGAAGTGGTAAATTACGAAACTGCATCAAGAAACGGAAGACCATTTGATGAATTGATTGCCCATAAAAAAGGTACTTTGCCAAACACAATGATGCGATTTTGCACAGAGCAATTAAAAATTAACACATTAAAAAGATGGGCTAAAAGCATAGGCATAAAAGAATGGAATCATTATGTAGGAATAAGATATGATGAACCAAGAAGATATGGTAAGACATCATTTCTTCCAAAGTATATGACAGTTGAGCATCCATTAGTAAAATGGAAAACTACAAAAAAAGATGTGTTGGATTTTTGGAAAGAGCAAGATTTTGATTTAATGGTAAACGAACCATACGGCAATTGCGATGGGTGTTTTTTAAAGGGCAAAGGGAAACTTTCTATAATCGCAAAAGAAAAGCCTGAACTTTTTGATTGGTGGATAGATAAGGAAAAACAAAGTGGCAATACATTTAAAAAAGAAATAAGTTATCAATCATTAAAGGATAAATCAATTACTCAACAAGGATTGTTTGATGGAGACCCATCGTTTGATTGTTTTTGCAACACAGATTAAGTAAATATACAGTTATAAAAATAAATTTAATTACAAATAAAAAAAAGAAAATGAAAAGAGAAATATTCAATCAGTATGTAGAGAAGACCTGTAAGGTATTCAACATAGAGCCATCACAACTATTCAAAAAGAATAAGGCGAACACAATCGCAGATGCAAGACACCTATTGTATTACCTATGCAAGCATAGAGATATGAAATTGATACAGATACAAGAGTATATGGATGACAATGGGTATGAGATAGACCACTCCCCTATAATATACGGAGTTAAAAAGGTTACCAAGAAGGTAGAGTCTGATAGAGATTGGAAGACCATTGTAGATAGATTAAAGTAGATATGTATAGCTTGGAAGAAGTATTCAATCAGTCTAATGAAGACCGATACGCAGCCCGATTAAATGGTGTTGGATACATATCCAATACGCTATACGGAGTAAAGATTATAAGAGACAACATCACATTAGATGTGGAAATACTACACGCACAATTCAGCGAGGGGTACTACGCAGAACTAACTGAAGACCAAGTAAAAATATTTTTAGATAATGGTTGGAGGTATGGAGTTTTTGTTGTAGCTTTGTCTAACTATTGTCTAAAGCTTGACTCTATTGAGAATAAGATAAAGGATGCGATGAGCAGGAGAGGAAGTAAAAAACTTGTTCAGATGCTCAAGGACAGACGAGATGAGGTATTAAAAAAGTACACAGAAATAAATAACAAATTAAATAAAATTAAAAATGACAACAACTAAAAAAACAACAACAAAAAAGCAGACTACTTTTGAGAAGTTATCTGCCATCAACGTCAACAAGTATGTTGAGAAGAAGAGTAACCTAACGTATCTGTCTTGGGCAAATGCGTGGAGTCTTACAAAGAGTAACTGCCCCGATGCCACCTATGAGATAGGCGAGATGTTAGTGGACAATGACTTAGGTATTATGTGCTACACATCTGTAACCATAGATGGAGAGACGCTAACGATGTGGCTACCTGTAATGGATAGCAAGAATCAAGCGATGAAGAAAGTTCCGTACTCCTACACTACACGATATGGAGAGAAGCAGGTTGCTGCTGCCACAGCATTTGATATCAATAAGACGATTATGAGATGCTTGGTTAAGAACCTTGCGATGTTCGGATTAGGTATCTACCTATACTCGGGCGATGACTTGCCACAAGATACGATAGCACAAGAGCCAATCAAGCCTACACCAAGTAAGTCAGAGGTAGTGGATACCGACTCACCTAAGTGGGAGGCATTGGTAAATTTCTGTAAAGAGAACAAGGCTATCGGATACAATGCAGTAGTTAAAAAGATAAGTGCGTCATACACACTTAGCGACAATGCACTTGCTGAGATTAAAAAGATAACTAAGTAGTATGGACGTATTAGAATTACTTAGAGATGACGAGCAGTATTATGGCTCGTTTGGGAAGCAGTACCTGTCTAACTCAGACATAGGCACACTACTGAATGACCCAACAAACTTCAGAAAACCACAGAATGATAATGTAAACTATCACAAGGGTAGATACTTTCATCAGCTAATACTTGAGCCTGAGAAGGCAAAGGAGACCAACTTTATTGATGTGTCAAGTAGGAATACAAAGGCATACAAGGAGCAGGTTAACGCCAATGCAGGTGGTATCATTATGCTTGAGAAAGAGGGACAAGAGATTCGAGACTGCGTGAATGCAATGATGGGTAACCTATCATTCTTTGAGGGAGTGAGAGAAGAGGGTGTAGAGTATGAGGTTCCTGCCATCACAACTATTGATGGACTCCAATGGAAGGGTAAGGCTGACATCGTATGTAACGATAAGCTGATTGACCTAAAGACCACGGGAGATATCACTCAGTTCAAGTGGTCAGCACGTAAGTATAACTACGATAGTCAATGCTACATATATCAGAAGCTATTTGGTAAGCCATTAGTATTCTATGTGGTAGACAAGACAACAAAGCAGCTTGGTATATACCATCCATCAGAGGAGTTCATAGCAAGAGGCGAAGAGAAAGTAAACAGAGCAGTATCAGTATATCATAAGTTCTTTGGCGAGAATCCAAAGGAGGATATAAATGAATACTATATAACAG